CTAACAGTCTGGATCATCTCCATCCATCCTGAAATGAGTCAGCTTATTCTTGATGCTCCTTAGCTGCGACTTGATTGTATTCGTAGACTTGTGAAGTTGTTCCGAAATCTGTCGCTTGCTAAGCCCGTTCTTGCGGAGATCGAACACCTCGCGTTCCGAAGAGGTGAGTTCCATCAGCTGTACCTCACTGCGCATAATACGGGCAGCGTCGGAATGGATGGCGGCCCGGCCAAGATGAGCTTCACGGATGGCGTGAAGCATGTCTTGAAGGCTGGATTTGTTGATATAATTCAGCGCGCCGAGCCGGAAGGACTTCATGACCACCTCAGCATCCGTAATGGATGTGAGCATGATAATCTTGACCTGCTCCCTACCGGGCAGGCGAAGGATCTGTTCGACGGCTTCCAGGCCGTCGAGGTTATTCTCACTTAAGTTAATATCCATCAGAATAATATCAAGCTCATACTTAGAAGCCATATCAATGGCTTCTTTTTTTGTTGCGGCAATCGCTTTTACCTCAATATCGGGCTCGTCTGCCAAATCTGCACTGATATTCTCCCGCCAGAACGGGTCATCATCTACAAGCATGATCCGGATAACACTCACTTCACAATCCTCCCAGCTGCTGCTTACCAGATACTTACAAGTTACATTCAGTATAACAATAGGCCTAGGCTTCGCGATAGGGTGAAAAGTTATCACCCCTGGTGAAGAAAGTTCATCCTCCCCAGACCTGGAAATTGGGCTCTATAATTCGTATTGCAGCGGCGGTTGCTAGGCCGTATGTGTATGAACGGTTGAAAGGGGGAAGTAAAGTTCCGCCTGATGCGTCATGGGCGGCAGCCGAACAAGTTCTAAAGGGGTGAAGTTAGTGTCACTTGCCGATGAAGTGCAGGGTATTGCTGATGTAATCAAGGCCAAGTTCCCGGATGCGCTCATTCATTACTATCAGGAGCCTATCCCTGCGGAGAGGGAGAACGGTCAGTTCGTCATTATCCTGAAGCAGGATATTCGCCGGAGCGAGAGCCTCTCCCAGACATGGACGCAGCGGCAGTACAGCGTAATCGGTTATGGAGAGGATGTACAGCAGGCTGTTAGCCGTATGGAAGATTTAAGCCGGTTCATGATGAATGAGCAGGGCTCTGCCTTGACTCCAGCTGCGGGAAGGGCGCTCAAGATTGAATCCTTCTCCTTCGATGGAGCTGAGCAAATGGAGGGCGGCCTTCAGAAATGTACTGCGGTGCTTCAATTGCAATACCGGGAGCCGGTGGCGACCGAGGAGTTCACGAAGATGAGCCATATAGGAGTTAGAACGGAATACAATTCGAAAGGTGGTCATTAATATGGGTGGAACATGGGATCCGATTACTCTGCCGGTTCGGCCGGGTCTTTATATTAATTTTGTGGAGGCAGCCGCAGCGCAGATCAAGGGAGGAACCAGAGGTACGGTTGCACTTCCGCTGTTTCAGTACGGTACAGCCGAAGCTGGCCAGTTCTATACGATTGAGAAAGAAACAGAAGCAGCCAACCTGTTCGGTCTGGCTAATGTGACGGCGATTCGCCTCATTCTGCAGGGCGGTGCCAAGGAAGTTCTGGTCTATACCGTTCCGGCAGCGCCAGCCAAAGCCAAGAGTGATGCTGAGGTCTACCTGGCACTTAGGGACGCTTTCGAGTCACGCAGCTTTAATGTGTTTGTCTATCCAGGAGAACTTACGGCAGAGGAGCAGGACAATACACGGAACTGGTGTATTCGCAACCGAGGGGAAGGGAAGCACTTCCTGACAGTATTCGGGGGTTCTGCTGAGGAGGACCTGAATCCTGAGCTTGGGAATGCGCGGACAGACCGACTCTCCGATGACTACGCGGTTAATTTGATTACCGGCGCCAGAATTAACGGAGAAGCTTACAGCTCAGCCCAGTATGCTCCGTACATTGCCGGTCTCATTGCCGGTACAGGCATTAATAAGTCTATTACTTATACTCCGGTTCGTGCTACGGATGTGATGAAACGGCTGAAGAACAGCGAGATTAATAACGCACTCAAGAAAGGATCGCTCGTGCTAGTCCATGACGGGGAGAAAGTGAAAGTAGAGCAGGGGCTGGTGACCAGCAAAAAGAAGATTCGTGCGATCCGTGCAAGACAGGCGGTGGCTACAGATATTCCAAAGGCGGCCGCAGATTCTTACATAGGCAAGCTCGATAACAATGCGGATGGCCAGGCGGCCCTGATTGCCGCTGTCAAAGCTTACTTGGAGCGCCTTGAACTGAACAATGTGCTTACTGATATCGTGGTCGGGCTTGACCCTGACCGCAAATCCGAAGGCGACAGTGTCTTCCTGTTAATCAGCTTCACCGAGATTGACAGCATGGAGCGGATTTTCCTGACCATCAAGGTCTAATACCGGAGTTAGTTACAAACATCAGAACATTATTAGGAGGGATTTGTCTTGCTGGATGCAACCCGTGTAATTAATGGAACTTATGGATATGTGTATCACAACGGGCAGTGGCTGACCAATATCAAGACGGCCGAAGCCAATGTGGAAATCACGAAAGAGGAGATCAAGCGGTCCGGGACCCGCTGGACAGCACACAAAGTAACAGGACTGAGCGGAACCGGTACGATCTCGGGATATAAAGTGACTTCCGAATTCGTAGAGCTAATCGGCCAGGTGGCGGATGATTCCAAAGGTACATTCATCACCGAATTGATTCTGAAGCTGGAAGACCCTGAATCTTATGGAGCTTATCGTGTTCGTCTGAAAGGGGTTATGTTCGACAAAATCCCGCTCGTGCACTTTGAGGTGGGCTCGCTGGTGGAAGAGGAGCTTCCTTTCAACTTCACGGGTTATGAACTGCTCGATGTCATTCATGCCGAATAAGCTGTTCCCTTCGGGAACCTGCTTGCAGTATGCAGCTCAAAATCAGCGAAGCGGTAGGGAATTTCTAATTAGGTTAAGAACCACTTTTCATACTCATTAAATAGGTTCAATCCATTCTATATCAAGGAGATGTATACATTATGGCAGTTACAGATACAAGACAGAGCGCGGTGCTTCACGCCCTGCTTAGCATTGACAGCAAGCCCCAGAGGGATATTCCTATGAAGCGGCTTGGGGTGGATTTTCAAATTCAAGCGCTGGATGGCAAGACCATCAACCGAATTCAGGAACAGTGCACGCATTATACGGGCAAAGGTCCGAAGAGGGAGAAAGTGCTCGATGAAGAGCAGTTCGGTGCCCTTGTGATTCAGAAGGCATGTCTGATTCCCGATTGGACCGCCAAGGAACTGATTGAGAAGTACGGAACACCTACAGAGGCGATTCTCGGTCTGCTGCTGGCTGGTGAGATTGCCAAGTTATCCACGGAGATTCTGGAGATCAGCGGCTTTGACAGCGATGACGAAGAAATAAAAAACTGATCAAGGCGGGCGGCGAGGCCTTCCTGGTGCATCTCATCTTTCAGCGGCATCATATTCCGCCGGATGAGGTGTACAACAAGGATGAAGGAACCAAGCGCTTCATGTACGCGTCCATGCTGCTTCAACTGGAAGAAGAGGAGAAGGCGCGAAAGGCAGAGAGGCAGGCCGCCCGCAGAGGAGGCTAGCAGGCCGGATCAGCGAGGAGGTGAAGAAGCTTGAGCAACAACCTGTCGAGCGCGGAAAAGCTGAGTAAGCTGCTTGAGAGAATAACACAAATGACCGCGAATCTGTCCAAGCCGGCCGTGTACACCAAGATCAGTGAAGGCTGGCAGAAGGCCGCCAAAGGGCCTGTCCTTGCGGCTGCCATGCAGCTGGAGATGGCGCGCGGTGGCAGAAATGCCATCAAGAAAGCCTACGCCGTGCGAGCCGAAGCGGCCAAGCAGGAAGCGGCCAAAGCGGCCAAGGCCGCAGCGGAGCAGGCCGAGGCGATTGAAGCGGCTTCGATGAAAGCCGCTATGGCTGCGGCGGCTGCCGGCAAGGGCCGGAAGGCAAAGCGCAAGCTTGAACGGCTGCAGGCGATGCAGGAGGCGAAGGAGAAGGTTAGCGCCGCAGCCAAGGCGGCACAAGCCGCAGCGGCGCAGCCCGCCGGGAGTGCAGCGGCGGCTCCCGAGAAGAAGGGGCTGATGGAGCGGCTGAGGAGCAAGTTCACCCGTCAGCCGGTCAGTATTCGTGACCGGATCAAGACCAAATTTGATAATCCGCCCAATGCTTTGCAGCGCGGGTACAGAAGGCTGCGCAAGCCGCTGGGTGATGACCCGATCCATGTCTCCATGGAGAAGAACAAGGGAGCGGTCTCGGCCATTACCGGGACGGCCAGCAGCTTGTTCACCCTGGTCAAGGATCAGTCCATAGAAGCTGCCAAGAAGTACAGCGAAGCTTTTGGGGTGCTTCGCTCAACCTCTGGGGCAGCCGCTATGGATATGGATGTGCTTGTCGGCTCCTTCAAGAAGGTGGGAGGACAGGTTCCGCAAAGCCTCACCGAGGTGGGCAAAGCGATGGGGATCCTGAACCGGGATTCAGGTCTGACCGGGCAGAAGCTTGAGGACATGACCAAGACGCTGCTGGATGCTTCCCGCCTTACCGGTACGGACAGTGCCGCGGCAGCAGACTCCGCCGCCAAGGCGATGGGGGTATGGGGAATTGCAACGGATGGCAGCAAGCAGATGATGGAGAAGTTCTTTGCGGCGAGTCGTGCGGGTGAAGTCTCTATGGGTGATCTGATGAAGCGGATGGGTCAGGCGAGCGATCCGATGAAGCAGATGGGGCTTGGGTTCGACCAGACGATGGTCCTGATGGCGAAGTGGCAGAAGGAAGGGATAACCCCGATTGAAGATGCCATGAAGAAGGGCTTTCCTACCGGCGGGATTACGGAGGTTGCGAATCAAATCCGCAGTGCCGCTACGGAGGCCGAAGCCGCCAGAATAGCAACCGAGAGCTTTGGAAGCAAGGTCAGCGGCGATCTGGTCACCGCCCTTCGAGGCGGTCAGGTAGAGTTCAAAGGAATAGCGGACGCCATGGGCGCATCCGAGGGCGGCATACTCAAGCACTCCAAATCGGTGGAGAGCTTCGGCGACCGGTTCGCCACACTTCAGAACCGGATTACCCTGGCCCTGGCCCCGCTTGGCGAGGCGCTGATGCCGTTCGGTGAAGCTATGGTCAGCGTGATGGAGTTCATTACGAACCAGGCGGATATTCTTGTCCCTGCCATCACCGGTATGGCGGCAGTACTGATCGGCTTGTTCGCGCCAGCTTTGTGGGCCTCGGCTGTGGCGGGCTGGGCTGCGGTTGCGCCTTTCCTGCCTATCATAGCTGTGGTCGCCCTGGTGGGTGCCGCGATTGCTGGGCTGGCCTACCTGTTCAAGTACCATATGCAGACCATTCTGGATTTGGTAGAGACCGTATCTACTGCGGTATCCTCCTTCTTCGGCGACCTGTCCGGCAGTGACAAGAATCTGTCAGCGACCGTACAGGTGCAGGGGAATGCCGCCGCACAGGCGACCGCAGGCAGTGCGCCGCTTCAGAATCGCTATCATGGTCTGGATTATGTTCCTTATGACGGTATGCAGGCTAGGCTGCATAAGGGCGAGCGCATTATGACAGCCAGCGAGAACCGAGCGTTCTCTGCTGCTGGATCTGGTGGGAGCTCCATTTCGATCACTGGCAATACGTTCAATGTCCGTCAGGATTCCGATATTGATGCCATTGCAAGAGCTCTGGCCCGTGAGATCAAAAGTGCGGGAGGATTGATGGCCTGATGGCTTCACTGGAATTCTGGTTATCTACGCTGGATATGAAGGAATGGCTGTGGCTGCCCGTTAACCCGGAGCAGCTCTCGGTCAAGAGTTCCCATAGTTATGAAGATGTGAAGGTGACCCAGCTTGGGGAATACACGATTATCGGGGAAGCCGAGCTCAAGGTGTACTCGTTCTCTTCTTTTTTCCCCCGTGACTATCATCCCGGCTATTGCGAGTATGAGGATCTTATGAATCCGTGGAAGACTGTGGAGCTGATTGAAGGCTGGATGGCTGCACGCAGACCGATCCGCCTTAGTATTACGGGAACTGAGATCAAGAAGCAGGTGACCATCAGGTCGTTCCAATATAGTGAGCGCGCTGGGAGTCCTGGCGATGTGTATTACGAGCTTGAACTGAAGCAGTATGAAGAAGTTCAGTTCCGGCAGATCGAGAAGAACGAGTCGGGTAGTGCCGTAGTGGCGGAGGGAAATACCCGCCCGGACTCCAGAATTCCGCCCAAGGCTTATGTCGTTATTCTCGGTGATACGCTGTGGAAAATCGCCCAGCGGACACTCGGAAAGGGTGATCGGTGGAATGAGATTTACAGCTTGAATCAGCTGACGATCGGGAAGAACCCGAATTCGATCTACCCGGGTCAGAAGCTGGTGATTCCTTCATGAACTGGAGTATTGTCTACATCGAATCCGGGGTTCAGACCTTCCTTGATCCGATTGTAAAGTCCATTCGCTGGTCGGGGGACAGCAAGCAGGCTTCCCGTAAGCTGGTCGTTGAGCTGTCGAATACAGCAGATATGCGGAGCCGCCTTCAGAGGCCGGAGAAGGGAAATGAGCTGCGGCTGATGATGGGCGAGAAGAAGGAGCTGTTTCGCGGCGTTATTTTCGCAGACTCGATCGATGCGGAGGGACAAATGTCGCTGACGGCTTATGATGAGAACATTTATTTGACCAAGAACAAAGACACGAAGATCTTTCGCAGTATGAAGGCATCCGATGTGGTCAGGAAGCTGTGCAGCGAGTTCTCCGTAGATCTGGGCGAGATCAAGGATACCGGATTTGTGATCCCGAAGCTCGTATTTCGTGACAAGACCTTATTCGAAATGATGGTGATAGCCATCACGGAGACCCGTAAGCAGACAGGGGAGCAGTTCTATCTGACTTCCCGGGAAGGCAAGCTGCATCTCCTCCCTCGCAAGGAGCAGGAAGTGAAATGGGTGCTGGAGAACGGCGTCAACATCCTGGGTGCCAGCTACGCCCAATCGATTGAAGAGATGAAGACACAGATCAAGGTAGCCGGCGGAGACAATAAGAAGAAGGAAATGACGGCAAGCGCCAAGGATGCCGAGCTGATCCGGCGCTTCGGCATTATGCAGCATTTGGAGAAGCCGGACCAGAGTATGATGAGGTCCCAAATGGAGCAGCGTGCCAAGCAGCTGCTGAAGGAGATGGGCACCATCGACGATGAGGCCCATATCGAGTGTCTGGGCATCGATGAGGTAGTGTCGGGTTCAGCGGTCTACGTCAAGGAGTCCATGACAGGGATTCTTGGCGGGTACTATGTGTCTTCGGACGACCACTCTTTTGAGGGCGGAACTCACAAGATGTCATTGACTCTGTCAGCAACAGACGAACTGCCCAAGATGGAATATAAGGAGTCTAAGGAGGCCTAGCCCATATGGAGAGAATTGAAGGCTCTGGAGCAAGCCAGCTTGTCCAGTTAATCCGGGCGATCGGATACAACTCGGATGTCTCCATAGAGCTGGCGACGGTAACGAGCGCGCCTCCAGAGCTCAAGATCAAGGTGGATCACATGAATGTGGAACTGGAAAAGGACGACCTGATCGTCGCCGAGTCACTTACCAAGCACAAACGCACGATCAATCTGAAGAGCAGCGGAGGAACGAAAATCTCCGCCAGCAGCCCGCCCCTGCCGGCTCCGCCGACAGGTCTGAAGGTGGGTGTGACCATGGTGCAGATGCCCCCTGGGCCGCATGATCACCCCTTGTCATTCACCAGTCTCGACTTATCGGATGCGGATCAGACGGTGGAGGAAGCCGAGCTTGAGTTCGTGGATGAACTGAAGAAGGATGACCGGGTGCTGGTTGCCGGAATTCAGCAGGGGCAGTTCTATATTATTTTGGACCGGGCGGTGATGTACTAATGGCTCTATCTCCGCTGAGGAAGCAGGAAGAGAGATTTGTTCTGTTGAAGCCGCAGCCGCGAGCCTCGCGGACCTACGCCCTTGATTTCGATTCTGGAGAGATTACAGGGCGAATGATAGAGGGAATGGAAGCTCTGCGCCAATATATCCGTAAGGCCATTATCACCCCACGTTACCGGTATCTTATCTATAACGGTCAATACGGCTGTGAGCTGGATAGCCTGCTGGGCCAGGACATTTCTCAGGAGCTCCTGAAGAGCGAGATCACAAGAGTAATTACCGAAGCGCTAAGCTATGATGACCGGATTGAGGGGGTTAGCCGCTTCCAGGTCGTCCGTAAGGCGGATGAGCTCCACGTGACTTTTATGGTGCAGACAAGTGAAGGCCTGATCGAACAGGAGGTGAAGATTTAGCCATGTATGAGAAAGAGACTCAATCTGCCATTTTGCAGCGGATGCTCGCCCAGATCCCGGATGATATTGATAAACGCCAAGGGGCCGTCACTTATGATCTGCTCGCTCCGGCGGCGATTGAAATGGCTCACGCCTACATAGAGCTGGACAATGTACTTCGGTTCGGATTTGCCGGTCCTCAGCAGCCGTCGGAATATCTGGAGCTTAGAGCACAGGAATTCGGGCTGGCCCGGCGCCCCAGTGTGAGAGCTCAGGGAATGCTTGAGTTCAGTGGAGATAACGATATAACGGTTCCGGCGGGAACAGTGGTCTCCACCGACCAAGAGGAGCCGGTGAGCTTCGTGACTACGGAAGCCGGAAAGATTCAATCAGGTACATTGCAGGTACATGCAGAGGCCGTATTGGGAGGAAGCCGAGGCAACGTGGCCGCACGCCAGATTAAGCTGGTACTCGGCAATCTTTCGGGGATTGTGAATGTAACGAATACGGAGGCCTTCATCAACGGGGCCGATCTGGAGTCGGACGAATCGCTGCTCGGGAGATATCTCGACAGGGTGAGAAGACCGGCGACCAGCGGGAATGTCTGGCATTACCGGCAGTGGGCGCTTGAGGTGCCGGGAGTCGGGGATGTGAAGGTGTTCCCCGTCTGGAAGGGGAACGGGACGGTGAAGCTTGCTCTTCTATCCGACGACAAACGGGCACCGAAGCCTCCTATTATAGAGAACGTCCGGGTGGCCGTCGAAGAGCGCAGACCGGTTGGAGCCAAGGTTACAGTATCTCCTGCTGTTGAGATTCCGATCGAGGTAGTCGCCAAGGTGACTCTTGCTGGTGGAGCCTCGCTTGCGGAGATTAAAGAGTTGTTTCTTAAGGAACTGGCTGAGTATTTGGCTGATTTGGCATTTCAGGAGTCGACTGTACGCTATAATCGGATCCTTGGCTTATTGTTGAATATTGAGACGGTTATTGATTTTGATGATTTGACCCTCAATGGCGAACCCGGAAATCTTCACATGGAAGAAGACCAGGTTGCTGTGCCCGGGGCGGTGAACTTTATTGTTACGTAATATTGAGCTAGACATGCACGATTATCTTCCAAAGTATTATTCGGATTCCAGGATTGTGAATCATCTGCTCGGAAGGGAATCGGCCGAATTAATCCGCTATCATGAACAGGTGCAGGATGTGCTTAACCAGTTCTTTGTGGATACAGCCACCTGGGGTCTGGCGAAATGGGAAGAGATTTGCGGCATTCCTGTTCAGGAGAGCAAGCCGAGTGACCAGCGGCGTTCCCTGATCAAGTCCAAACTGCGCGGATCTGGTACGGTAACCGTAGCCGGGATCAAAACGGTGGTTGATTCGTTCCAGAACGGGGAAGTCGAGGTTAAGGAGAATTTTGCCGACTACGAAGTCGTCATTACATTCATTGGGAGAAGAGGTATTCCGCCCAACCTGAATGATGTTAAAGCGGCCGTCCGCGAGATTGTGCCCGCCCATCTGAATGTGAATTACCAGTTCACCTATCTGCGGTGGGAAGAGCTCGATAAGGCGGAACTCACATGGGATGAATTGGAGGCGCTGCATAAGAATTGGGATCAGCTGGAGGTATGGAAGCCATAGGAAAGGGAGTGACGATGGATGGGGAATTTACCAACAGGGCTTAAGACATTTGAAGCTGCAGATACGGTTAGGCGGTTAGCACAAAATGAGAATATCCAGGCTATAGATGCCTTGTTCAATGATACCAGAGGGCACCGTCATACCGGGAAGCCGGGTGATGCACCCCAGATCGGCAAGGAAGGGATTGCTTCAGGAGCAGTCACCAGCGAGAAAGTAGCGGTGGGCGCCATTCTTGGCGACAAGATCGCAAAAAGCTCAATCGAGCGCCAGCATCTGCGTTCAGGGGGCCTAAGTTCTAACATAGCTAGATATAAGTCAGTCACAATCACCGGAGGTGAACTCACAGGGGTTCCGACGACACCCTATACGTTCCAGTGGGGCAGCAAGGGGGATAATCATTTGTGGTCGCTTCCCAAAGAGGCCGTTCTCCCCCAGTCCATTACAATCTTCTTGGGCAAACGGCATATCCAGGTAGAGGGCATGTCCTTCGGCTCTTGGGTTGGCTCGGATCTGAGCACAATGCCCAAAGGATTTACGATCGAGGTCAGTAACGATGCAGCGACCTGGACCCCGGTATTTACGTTCGGGGGAGGCATGTATGAGCCGTTCAGCATGATTCCATTTAATCAAAGTCAGGATGCTACCTATGTAAGGCTGACGGTTACAGCCCATGCTGTATCAACAAGAACGGTCATTTCCTGTCTGGCTGTCTATAGCAGATATCATGGCCAAGCTGATGGGGATGCGCTTGAGGATATACGACCTTGGGGAGTGAATGCGAGGCTTCAAGGACTGAGTATTATGGCCGAAGGCAATGTGACCGACAACGGAGCCGGTGTGCTTACGCTTGAGAGGGAAATCATCGTGATGAACGGACCAGCAGGTACTTATTTTCGCGTAAAAGCCGGCACTTACCAGATTCCAGACTGGGGTTATCTTTATGTGGATATCCCTTATGAACATGCGGTTACTGTGCAGCCCTCGGTCGGCCGGTGGAACGAAGGCCTGCGGAATTATGACAACAAGGACCGGTTAGTTCTGGCCCAGCGCAACGGGAACAAGACCATTTATCTGAATGCCTCGATCCAGTCCAGATTATCAGGGGACCAGCCGCAGGCCGAGAAGGTGAACGGGATTTCCCTGCGGGTGGATAACGGGAATTTTCAGTTCAACGATGGATTGGGGTGGAGAGGTGTGGGGATCAAGAAAGTACAGCGGGGACGAGGATTTCTTCGTGCAGATAGCAGCACAGGGGAATATACCAACTACAGGGAGATTATCATTGATGCCGTGGATATGAACAAAACATTTATTAACGTGCATTTTACCGGGTTTCAATCAAGACCTGAATGGGGCAGTACTCGTCTGGAATATACAGAGACGGATCTGGTTGCGGAGCTGGTGTCCTCTACCAAACTAACCGTGCAATCCACGCTCAGCTTCCCGTTTGCATACAACTCATACGCATGGGAGGTTATCGAATTTGCCTAA